ATCCTACCAATCTTTCTAGGTTCTAGATAGAATTCCTGTAAAACATAATATTGTCTCTGTCTCTTTCCAAGATTATATTTGTTGTTACCGAGAGTCGTCTCTCTAACTTTTATAATCATTGGATTGCATACTTCACTACCAGTCTTCTTCTTTAACAAATTGCATTTCTCAGTAAATATCTTATGTGCAATAGGCATCCAAGGGGTTCTATATGCTTTCTTATTTGGGTTACGACGATCTCGAAAACTAAATGATCCTTGAGTTGTATCGTCATCCATTACCTGAGTAAATGTTCTTAGACCTGAATCATTTACTCTAAGTAATGAGTCTTTTACATAACCTCCATACATGTTATCCTTTATACTCTATGATGATTTTATTTTTTAGTCTTTTAGCCTTTTTTAGAGAAAAACTATAGTCTCAAAGAGAATAGAGACTTTTCATCTATGCCGTACTTATATCATTATAGATATAACAAAGTATAATTAATTAATTAATTATGGGTAAAACACTTATTTTTTTAAAGGGTCTCAGCGATTTTAACGACTGCCCGTGCCTCCCGATTATTAAAGCATCGCGAATCGAACAACTCCTGTGCTGCAATATCTTTCAAATCTTCCAGATACATCATATCGAATCGATCCTTATCGAGAAGTGCATCAAGAGCATTCTTAAGACGCTCGGTGTCCCGAAAGATAGGGCTAAGAAGCTCACGCAAGGCCTTACGAAGTCCAACTTCGCAAGCTTGCGGAGTAGCAGAATTCGTGCTATCATTGATACTAATATCATCGATCCATTCATTGATTGCAGAGCTGAGATTAGCATCATATCCTTTCTTCTTAAAGTCATTCAAGAATTCGATAAGAGGTTTGTTGTTCCATTCAGGAATAGCAGAGATAATAGACATAAAAATAGCATGTGCAGCATTGAATTTTTTACCCTCCTTAACTTGGCGCTCCTTAATGTCTGCAACGAACTGCTCAATCTGAGTAGTTCGAACCAAGTTGTTATCATTAATCCATTCCTCCCAATCTCCAGTCTTGTTGAGAATACGGCAAAAGTTGAGATAATTCAAATCGTTATTAACAGAAACGATTTGACCGAATGTCTCATCGCTGTTATCTTTCTTCTTCTCGGAAAGGACCATGAATGGATTAGAAGTAACAGAGGAAGTAGAAGTAACAGAAGCAGTAGCAGTAGTAGTAGTTAGAGCAGCAGTAGCAGTAGTAGTTGAGATCGGAGTTGAGTTGGTATGATTACTGTTGCTGAGTTCGCGCAACATATCAGCAACACGCTTGTTGCCGATACCAAAATCGATTGCATCGGCCACTTTTTTCACACTAATCATACGATCGGAAAATCGCTTAAAGATATCATTAGTAGAATGAAAAAGGCCAGCTTCACTCAAGTGTTGATAATCCAAACTATCCTTAGGAATAGTCTTAACAACATGATAGCGGATTGCCTGAGCCTGATCAAGAGTAAATCGCTTGTCAAAACTAAGATCCAATGCCATATCGAATTTAAACTTAACATCATTATTATTAGTAGTTGCACCAGAAATCAATTTCCACGCCACGGGTGCCGAACTCCAGACATGTTCTTCATTTCCATTGCATTGATTAAGAAGAGCACACCAAAATTCGGCACACCCACCATTAGAGACTTGTGTTGCGGTTCCGCATGGAACACCGGCAGCAAGAAGAATGGTTTGTTTGGCATACGGGCTCAACATATCATTAATCTTAGTCTTAATTTCAGGGTTAATACTCATTTGTTTTTGTTTTGTTTTCTGTTTTGTTGTAACACAAACAATCTAAATATTAATTCAATTTTAACATATAATATATATACACATACTGGCACAAAATATTATAAGATATAATCTTAAAAAAAAAATGAAAAGAATTTATTATTCTTCTCTCTCTTAATATTAGATAGAGAATGACAGAAGAATTTCGAAAATCTGTTCGAGAGGCAATCGAAACTCATTTCAAGGATGATCAAGTACTTGAAAGTTTTGCAGGAAAACAGAGTAAACAGATTCATCATGAACTTGAATTTCGATTAGGTTCGTATAAAAATAAAAGTTTCAGTCCGAAATTAGATTTTATTACATTTAAACAGATTATTGGTACATTACGACGAGTACAAAATAAGACGATAAATGTTGATTCTGTAAGCTCAGACTCTGAAACTGTTATGATCGTTGAAAGTAAAGATTCTGCTGTTACACTAGATATTAGTTTAGATACTAGTCTAGGTTATACTAAATTCTTACCAGCACATTTGCTTTCAGCAAGAGCTACCGTTCCAGCAAATCAAATTCAAAATTTTTGCTTAACAGCGAAGACTGATAGTTTAGAGGAGAAGAGTTCAATGAATAAGACTGATTTACTTGATTGGAATTTAAGATTACAATCATCATCAGAAAAGCAAAATTTTAATGAAAAAGAGAAAGCTCAATTTATGGAATTAATAAATGATGAACATTATCAGAAATTTTATCGTCTTAAAAAGCGTAGATCATTTAATAATGCCTTATATCGTGTAGATGCTACAATCGTTAAACAAGCTACAGGTGCATCTTTTGAATTATCTAATATTTATAATGTAGAAGAGCATTATGAGATTGAAATTGAAAGTAATCCGGATGAATTATTTAAGGATATTCCTGCAGAAGATGTTCAAAGACGTGTTGATAAATACTATAATAGTATAATCGATATATTGATTGTTTTAAAAGGTGCTTATGATGATTCTCCAGTTCCAATTTCAGAAAATGAAAAGAATGCAGTCATAGAAGACTATAAAATCACATTCTTTAATAAAGAAGAAAGAGATGAAGCATCAGCGAACACACGTTTGAATCGCTATTTTGCTGGTATGGAGGTTAATCCTTTCGAACGTAAGCATATCGTGAAGAATGTTAAAGGTGATGTTCCAATACTGGATGGAAGTTATTATGTTACAATGAAAGCGGATGGAACACGTGATATCTTATATTTTCCAGTCTTAGCGGAAGGTCGTGGCTATTTAATAGATCGTGATTTAAATGTTCGCTATACAGGTTTAATAAGGAAGGATCTAAGAGGAGCGGCATTTGATGGGGAATATATAGATAATAGGAATGAGTTTTTAATATTTGATTATTTGATTGGAGCGATTCCATCTTCACAGAAATTGGAGAATCCTAAGGACCTAAGGAATCTAAAGTTTTCAGAGCGTATTAAAAAATTAAAGCAATTGCCAAATATACCTTCTGCTAATAATCCAAATATTAAGAGTAAGATTGTAGATCCACTAGTAAGTAATAATCAAGGTCCAGATTCACCAGGACTAATAACTCCTCAGAATGGTGAAATGAAATTGTTGCAAAAAGATCACTATCATATAGTAAAGGATAATAAAAATCCAAATAACTTTACAGTGTTAAAAGATATCTTACAGAAAGACATTGCTCAATCACGTTTATATAAGGAATATGGAAATGATGGATATGTATTTACACCAGATGAACCTTATCCAATAGCATCTTTAAAACAAGGAATAAGATGGCCTAGAAATCTTAAGTGGAAGCCGATTGAATATTTGTCAAATGATTTCTTGGTTCGCAAAGTGCCTTTAAAATCGAATGATGAAAAATTTCAAAAACTGCAGCTCTTAGTCGTATATAAAGGTGGATTAAATGTATTTAAATATCCACATAATTTTGTTGATGGTGTCGATAACGTTGCAATCGTAAAGATTGATGCTAATGATAGACAAACATATACACAATCCGAGAAAAAGCAGGTTATCTACGATAATTCAATTGTTGAGTTTATCTGGGGTGAAACCAAGGATGAAAAGGGTAATTCAACGAAAGGGTGGATTCCCATAAGAGTAAGAGAAGATAAAACAAAACCTAACTTTATTGATACAGCGGTTTCCAATTGGAAACTTATTCAATTTCCAATTACACTACAGATGCTAGAAGGTCTAGAACCAATACCATCTCATTACTATTTAGATGTCGATGAAAACTTAAAGAGCTTAACAGAATCTATGCGTTTCTTCCATAATAGAGTTAAACAGGATTTAATAGTTGGTGCTGCCGCTAAGATTAGAGAAGAACAAGGAAAAGACACACCAATTAGAATCTTAGATCTTGGTGTTGGAAAAGGCCAAGATTGGGCTAAATGGTGGGAGGCTAGAGCTACGAGTGTTTTAGGTATTGATTCAGCAATTAATGGTATTCTCGATCCATATAATGCGCCAGAGGGTTCGACAGTAAAGGTTGATTTAGTATGGGGTGATGCTAATAAAAATATATTTAATCTAGATGCTGCAAACGAGGATAAATTTAGGAAAGTCTTGGAAAATGCATTAATTCAGAACGCGCCAGGTTTTAATATAGTATCAATTATGTTTGCATTACATTACTTTATGGAGAGTGAGAAGACTTTAGATAATCTCTTTCAAAACTTAACTGAATTAATGCAACCAGGAGGATATGTAATTGGAATAGCGTTAGATGGAAATAAGGTTGTATCAGAGTTTGAAAAGGCTAAATCAGATGTATTGGTGGGAATCGAACCAAGAAGAGGAATTGATATTTGGAAATTAACGAAAGATTTTAAGAGTGAGCCATATGAGTTAAATGTTGTATCAAAAGATTCGAAATATAGTCCAGGGCCATTAGGACGTAAAATAAAAGTTAATCACATTAGTATTGGCCAAGAAATTCCAGAATATCTAATTGATTTCGATTATTTAAACAATATTGCAGAGAAGAATGGATTCGAAGTATATGAGTTTGGAGCATTTAAGAAGGGAGAGGACTTATCTAATTATATTTCACCTCAATTAGTTGGAAAGAAATATCCGAAAATGTCTCCAGCAGAGAAACAATACAATGATCTTAATAGATATTTTATATTCAAGAAAGTTAGCAATACACCTTCATTATTACAGAGATTTTCCGGAATCTCAATACCAACTAAAGCAGCAAAACCGGTAACTCAAGCAGCTCAAGTAACTCAAGCAGCAAAACCGGTAGCTCAAGTAACAAAACCTGTAACACAATTATCAAAACCTGTAGTACAATTATCAAAACCTGTAGCTCAAGTAGCTCAAGTAGCTCAAGTAGCACAAGTAGCACAAGTAGCAAAACCGGTAGCTCAAACAGCTAAAGTAGCACCAACAGTAAAGATGCCAACTGTTTTAAGAAGACCAACTGCATCATCGATAAAACCTGTATTACCGGAGCCTGTTAAACAAACAGGGCCTCCTACAGTATCAGAAGCTCCTACTACGGTATCAGAAGCACCTGCGGAATCAGGAAAAGAGCAAAAACCATTGCGAACACCATTACGTGCACCATCAATTAGACCAACACGATTATCGACAACTACACCAACAACAGCAGCAGTAAAGATAGAAGTAACAACACCAGCAACAGAAGTAACAACACCAGCTACAGAGGCTAAAAAGTCGGTAGTTAAACCTATTAAGAAGATGCCTGTTCTTAAATTTTAGTTTTAAATATGCTAAAGTAGCATCAATAAACATAACTTTGTAAAATATTACTGAGGAATTATTAAACTAAAGAGACTTTTGTTAAAATAATTTAAGAGGAATTAATTTTACATATGTTTATAATATACAATGGAAATAGGTAAATATACGTATGGAAAGCCGACTATTTTATGGGGAAATCCAAGAGCTAAATTAATAGTTGGTAAATTCTGTTCTCTGGCAAATACTACTAAAGTTTATCTAGGTGGAAACCACAGAGTTGATTGGATTACAACTTATCCTTTCGGTCATATTAATAAGAGTATCTTCCCCTATGACGGAAAAAATCATCCTTCCACGAATGGTAGTGTTATTATTGGTAATGATGTATGGATCGCTGATAATGTAACTATAATGTCTGGTGTAAGAATAGGAGATGGTGCAGTCATAGCTAATAACAGTCATGTAGTTAAAGACGTCGAACCATATACATTGGTTGGAGGTAATCCAGCTAAATTCATTAAATATAGATTCAAACAGGAAGAGATTGAACAATTACTAAAGATTAAATGGTGGGATTGGGATATAGAAAAGATTAAAGAGAATATTCCTTTATTATGTAGTGCTGACATAAGTACCTTTATAGCAAAGGCACAAGAGTGCACAAAGTAATGTATGATCACATTACAAGTTATTTTGCAGCTGGCCCAAGGACGAGCAGAGAGCAGCTAATGCTTAGTAAGAGATAAGGAGGAAAGATTTGCCATTGATATGGCAGTCACGCATCTCCATATCAATGCTTTCAAGAAGAATATTACACTGTCGGAGAGCAGGAAAACTTTCAGAAAAGAATTGTGTCTTTGTCTTACCACCTTTCATGATGATAAAACTCGAAGACTGCGATTGTGTTGCACAAACCAATGCATCAATAAAAGATGAAAGAGGCTCTTTAAACTGCAGCAATTGCAGTTCACAATAAGCAATACAATCCATGGCAGCATAGAATGCAGAGCTTGAAATGCCGGGAAATGTGTCAAAAGTTATGACAACATGGTCATAAACTACTTCTTCTTTCTCTTTTTTGAGGAAGGTAGGAACAAAAGGTGGGGCATTCGGGTTCATAATTAGTTTTGTGTTTTATTTAAGAAATAATGATAAAGTTTGTATTTATCAATTTTACATTATAATATATGTGCGCTCTTCTTATCAAATAATTTGATAATTTTCTTTTAAAAACCTATATAAAGTTCTACGTGTATCATTCGTAATATGAAAATATATGTAATTCGAATCTTCGTAAGATCTTGTCTTAATAAGACAAATATCATAAAATTTAGAGCCTTTAGTGGCATTAAGTGGAATTTTGAAGTAACACGAAGTTTTAATGTCATTTAAGAAGTTTGACCATTCATCGATAGTAACAAACAAACATTTAGTTTCACATTCAAGTTGATATTTGCTCATAGTCATTTATTATAGTTTTCACTAACTATAATAAATAAATAATATTCATTTTTTAACAGTCACTATTCTCTTTAGCCGCCCTTATTGTTTATACCACACAAATTTATTGGATTTACCATGGTTTGATTCCCAATCATTTTGTTGCCAAGTAGCCACAGGTAAGTTCTGCATCATTACGAAGGTTCTATCCTTGGTACATAATGAATAGATCGTAACTGGATCAGAAATTTTAACCTCCTTAATTAAATGAGTAATCTTCAACTTCTTTGCAAGTTTAAGTGGGTCTATCTCTTTTCCGCGATACTTAATTGGGTGATATCTACGAATATATAAGTCTGTGCTTGGAACATTCTTTTCAATACTATTTGCTGGTATATAGACGAAAGAATCGACCTTTGGTGAAAAGACTATATTATACACGACTTTAACTGCATTTCCTTTATAATCGATAACAATATCATTTTCAACTATATCCCTAATAGGTTTATTTACCGATCTACCATCAACTAAGGTCTTAACAGCCGTCTCTGGATGTAAGCAAGGAGGAGCTACTGCTCTAACACCACTTAATTGAAAACTTTGATCATTAAAGTTTGTTGGTACGAAAGGTATTGTTCCAACAGGTGTCCATGTAACTGCACCAGTATTTAATCCATTTGCAGGATTACGGAAGGCTGACTCACTGCTTCCTTGATCTGGAATGCTACCCCAGAACCATGCACTGGTTAAATTGCCTAACGTTATATCGAATGCTGAATCAAGATTAACTTGAACGGAGACCCAATATGAGCCTGATGGTAAGGTAACTCCAGGATTTGGAAGATTTAATGTTAAATTACCAGTGCTACCCATATCGATAATCGGAACGTTATTTAAAGTTTGAATAGCAATCTCTTCCGGAACTGCAGGAAATGAGAGGGGAACGGTATTATAAAAACTTACATTAGCTGTTAAAGCAGCATCACCGCCTGCAGTATAGGATCCATTAACTTTAACTTGGTTAATAGTCCAAGTCTCTAATGGTGGAACGAAGAAATTATCAGAGACTTGACTATTAAGATCTGCTAATCCAGGCTGAAATTGTTGTGAGATTATACCATCAGAAGTTGGTAAGAGCTGATCGAACAATATAACATCTGTCATTTTTATATATATTATATATTTAACACATATTAAAAATCTCTAGAGTAGAGTTTTTTCCCCTAGGGTTTTTTGTCTCTTTAGTTTTAAAAAGGGCTATTTCTTTTTTCGAATGCTAAAAGTCCAGATTCTTGCATTTTTCCGCAATCTATAAGGTTTTGAGCTTTCTTTATATTTATTTCAGACCAATTACTATTCTTTGCTCTAGGAGTAAAGCGCTGTAAATAATATTGACTATCAAACGTTAAACGCTGCCCGTCTATCCATCCATAACATAATGCAATATCTAATGCTTCTGGATAGGTAATTGAAGGAATTCCTGATTTTTTCTTAGCCAGTTTCATCCAAATACCAGGAATCTTATTGTAATTGCAGTCTAGAAATAATCTCCATTCCTCCTCATTCTTAAATGGTATTTGAGGATAATCAGTCTTAACATTAATCACATTATTTATGTTATTTACATCATTTATCTGTATTAAAGTTTTGTCTTTTGAAAATTTTGATTCATGTAATATTCTAACATTTGGTAAATTTATAACCTTTGGTAAATTCATAACCTTTGGTAAATTTATAACATTTGGTAAATTCATAACCTTTGGTAAATTCATAACATTTGGTAAATTCATAACATTTGGTAGATTCATTTATTATAATGACCGAACTTATTTATAAATTTAATGAAAATTTCAAATTATTTAAAATTCCTGATCCATGGATCAGGAATTTTATTTTACGATTAAATATAAGTAAAATCAATCGAAAAATGTTTGAATTTATTCGTAACTTTTAAAAAAGTTAAAAAAAGATAAAAGATAAAAAAATGATATTAAATATTTAAGTAAAGAAACTTATATTATTATTATTAATGGGCAATATAGTACAAAAATTAGCTTTTCCGGTTCCTAATCCACCATATGAATATCAGACAGAACCTGTATACATAGAAACTGAAAATTATAGGATTCCAATGCTGTATTTTAATAAGGATAATAGAGATACTAAAGATAATAAAGCTAGTAATAGTGCCAGTAAAGATCATAAATTAATTATATTTTCGCATGGTAATGCGACAGATCTTGCAGCATCTGAAAGTTTCTTACACTATTTAAAAGATGAATTAAACATTTCTGTGCTCGGATATGAATATATCGGCTATGGTTATGCTCAATCTAATAATATTACAAGTAGTATTGATTGGAATGAAAAACCAAGTGAGGAAGGATGTTACAAGAGTCTTGAATTTGCAGTAGAATATGCAATTAAAGACTTAAACTATAAAATGGAAAATATTATATTAATGGGTCAATCTATTGGTTCTGGTCCAACATGTGAAATAGCAAAAAGAATATCAGAAAGGCAAGCAAAGTTAGCAGGTGTAATCTTGGTATGTCCATTTAGATCTGCAGTTAAGGTCGTAACAGATAATTATATAGTTCTAAAACTTATGGATTTCTTTCAGAATGATTGTAAGATTGATAAAATTACTTGTCCTATTCTAATTATACACGGTAAAAACGATGAGGTAATATCGTATGAGCATTCTGAATATATGTACGACTTATGTAATAATAATAAGGATAATATCATTCATCTATATTTAGTTGCTAATGCAAATCATAATAACATATTTAAGTTTGATCGCACTATCAAAGAAATTAAAGAGTTTATTAAGCAGTAACAGATGATTTAAACCTTATTATTCTAATAATGGTAAGATATAATCTAAGGTCATGGTAAGATCATACTTGGGTATTCACTATGACTAATTTTATCTCGTATTTTGAAGATCCTATGCGTTATATGTCCGTCTTTGATATAGACGAGAGCATGAGGTAATCCTTCATCCAAATATCCTAGAGCTTGAGATTCCGTTCTTAGGGTAGTAATCTGATTCCAGTAGTATCTGCACAGATCGGACCAAACATCACTTGAGTGTGCACTATCTGCCTTCTCGGTCTTTGCTTCATCCTTATCGTCAATTATAACCTGATTTGCTACAACTGGGTTCCCAGACAAGAGAGTTGCCTGCAATTTGACAGCTAAATTTTCATCAAGTACATCGCTTTGAGGCCAATGTGGCTCTGATAGGTTATCTTCTACGTCCAATACTTTTTTTTCTGTTGAGTCTTTCTTCTTCTGTCTGCTTTTACGTACTCGGACCCTTTTGTATATAACGCCATTTACAATCTTTATTCGTGTCATATCCCTGTTGGCTGTTAGATTCAGATTCAATTTCTGAATCAATTTTTATAAATGACTTAAAGGTCTAATATTAGACAATATTAAATGATCTGTCTTAAATTCTGTGCTCGATTCGACCAATACTCTAGCATAATCTGGAATTCTAACATCTGCTACAAGGCTGCCGTATAATGTCATATATTTGCTCAGATTATCTGGAATATCTTTCTTATAATAAGGTATCCTATAAAAATATAGACCATTATTACAGAATCGTGGAATCTCACTAAACATCTTAGTATCGCTATTTAA